TGATCTAACGTTGTTCTACGAATATCATAGGGTTTCATAAATATTTTATTATTATTATTATTATTATTATCACATTCATCCGTGGGAGTCAGTGTCGGAGTTGTATTATCAATAACTTCATCTTTATCACTGTCTGTATCGGTTGTGTCCTTGTAATCATTCTGTATCATATTTGATATATCTTTAAACTTCAAGTATTTTATACAAGATTTCACATACTCATTAAATGGTTCTGTGATGTCTTTATCTTCTTCGTATTTCTTATTCTTATTAAAAAGATCTTTTGTGAGAGTTATAATTCGTTTTTTATAATACTTTTTTTCCTTTTTATACGTTGTTACGTGATGAATACTGTGCCCATCAGTTACCGATACTTCTTGGTTCAATGTTTCGCCAGTTGGTCCTACTTTTGCTTTTATATATTTTTTATACTGGGTTCTGTTCGACATAAGAGTAAGCGTATACTCATCACAGTCATTCCAAGATGATATCGCATTCGCCGAATTTTCACTATTCTCTGTATTGGTTGTGACTGGTTCCATATTGTATTGTATTGTATTGTATTGTATTGTGATATATTATGTTAGGGGAATATCATAATATATCATACGAAATTATACAGTTATCGTGATCGTTTTTGCCGCATTGTTAAATGTTCTACAGCCATTGATTCCGCAGTTGCGCGAGGAAGAGTAAATTTATCTTTTTTAGGCTGAGGATTAGGATTTTGATCCGTTTTATTATCTACACCACCAGTAAATCCTTCTTCTATATGAGTTCGTATAATTTCCGCTTGTCTCTTTTTCTTGTTAAGAACTTCATCTGGAATATAATTTGTAGCAGGTGTTATGTTTGGTCCACCTTCACCTGTGCAAAACCCATCATATGTGCAATTTAATGTTCGTAATTGAAATCTGGTAGAATTTTCAAATGTTAATCTTCCTAAATCATGTGGATTTGGGTTCATCGGCGCGAAATTAGTAGCACCATTTTCAAACAAATAAGGATTAGGCTGTACAACGTCTCTAGTATCTATTGTGACTTGATATAAATCACTTGTAGAATTGGGGACGTATTCTGCACGATCGTTACGTTGTAGTGCAAAATACTGATTACGAAGTGAGGACTCGAGGTTTACTCTCTCCGCCCAACCACGCCACGGCGCCTTCGCATTACCCGGATTAAAAACTGTTTCCGTTGTGAAGTGATGGTACGGCGGAATTCCCACTGAAGGAGTCGGTCTTTGCTCTAAAATAGGCATCATCGCGTATTTTGACGAGGACGGACGAACACTATATGCCGGCTGTAATATTGCTGACGGTATTAGTCTATCTCGAATACGGTCATTTATCTCACCAAGACGCTCATGATGATTCGTATATACTCCATTCACTACTCCGTACATTTCCATTTTTATAAATAATAGTAATAATCGTATTATGTTATATTGTATTGTGAAAATATATTTTCAATAATGTATTTCAATAATGTATTAAAGATAACGTTATACTTTATATAGTAATCGTAACTACCCGTAACTACCGTAACTACCGTAACTACCGTAACTACCGTAACTATTCTTACCTAATGTGCGGGATTTTTTACTTCGAAACCATTTCTAAATTATCAATTTATCAATTGAAATTTTTACAAGAACAGTTTATTATAACAAGTCATCGTGGTCCAGATAAGTCGATATTTGTGAATGATAATACTCGCGCGTGGGGATTTCATCGACTTTCGATTAATGGTATGGAATCTTCCGCCGATCAACCTTTTTTTCTAAAGAATTGTCGGCTCATTTGTAATGGCGAGATTTACAACTTTCGTTCCTTGATTACTGAATTTGAACTTGAAAATGAATATAAAAGCGGTTCCGATTGTGAGATTATTATTCATTTGTATCGTAAAATCGGAATAAAAGAAACATTGCGCCGTTTAGATGGTGTGTTTGCGTTTGTTCTTTACGATTATGATTCTGATGTTACTTTTGTTGCTCGTGATCCTGTCGGCGTTCGTTCGCTTTACATTGGTGTGATTAGTCACGATAGCACGTATGGGTTGCAACATAGTGATACTGTAGCAGCATCTTTAAACTCCGATCATTATGCATTGTGTATATCAAGTGAATTGAAATCGACTCATTCATTATGCGATACGATCGCCCAGTTTCCAGCGGGTTGTTATATGGAATATAATGCGTCGATTTGCGGTGATGCGACTTTCAACCCTTATTATGATTTTGTTACAATCAGTAACGCCTCTGAGATTAATTCGCTTGGTAGTTCCAATACAAGTTCGGACAAACAATTATCTACTCTCGCGAGAAAAATAAATAATATAAAGCTTACGTATACATATCCTTCCATTGAAAAGGCTAACGCTGATATTGATGATAGAGAATTTGAGGCAGAAATTTGTGATAATCTTCGTAAATTATTCGCGTCTGCTGTTACGAAACGTTTGATGAGTGAACGTCCGGTCGGATGTCTATTATCAGGTGGATTGGATAGTTCACTTGTTACCGCGATTGTGTCTAGAGAACTTAAGAAGAAGAACCCGAATACGACCTTGAATACATATAGTATCGGTTTGGAAGGGTCAGTGGATTTGTACTGGGGGCGTCGTGTAGCAGAATATCTTGGAACGTGTCACCACGAAGTCATAGTTACAGAACTTGAGTTTCTTCTAGCAATTAAAGAAACCATTGAGCAAACTGAGAGTTATTGTACTACCACGATACGCGCATCCGTAGGTAATTATCTTGTGAGCAAATATATTCAGAGTTCTACGGACGATGTTGTTATCTATTGTGGTGATATGTCGGACGAAATATTTGGCTCTTATCGCGGGTTTTTAAAGGCACCAAGTGACGCCGATTTTCAAGCCGAAAATGAGCGAATGATTCGCGATGTTCGTTTTTTTGATCTGCTTCGTTCAGATAAAAGCATAAGTGGTGCCGGTTTAGAGGCGCGCGTACCATTTGCGGATAAGACGTTTTTATCGTATGTTATGCAGATTCCTGCCCGATTCAAACGATTTTATGACGGCACTGGGAGTGAAGGACGTATGGAAAAATACTTGATTCGCAAGGCATTTGAAAATGAGGGTCTACTACCGAATGATGTTCTTTGGCGCAGAAAAGAAGCATTTAGTGATGGCGTAAGCAGTCAAAATGGTCGGACTTGGATTCAAATGATTAAGGAGTACGTTAATAGTGTCGTATCCGATTCTGAATTTAATAATAAGAATAACAGCTTATTCAAGCTTTATAACCCACCATATGATAAGGAAAGCTTTTTTTACAGACGTGTATTTGAAGCGTACTATGATGGGCGAGGGGATACAATTCCTTATTATTGGCGTCACCCATTCTGCAAAGAAGTATTAGATCCAAGTGCTCGTTTGCTGGATTTTTACGTCACTGATAAAATTCAATAATCGGACGGATCGGACGGATCGGGTGAATAAATAGTATCCATCTAGAGTATACAATGGATACTATTAAAAAAAATGTTGAAGAAATTGCGGTAATTGTGATATCTGGTTTTCGGCGCTTATTTATGCCCTTCTTTGATAAATATTCTGGTTTTTACCAATATATCAATTATATATTTTATTTCACATACGCGATCGTCTTATTTGGAATTTACCATACTACACCAGAATCAATTCCCCTACTACGAAATACTATTTTATACATCGCAGTAATCATATTAATTTTGCGTTTTAATCAACTATCTTGGAACAACCCTAAGTTCGCAATTTTAGGCGGTAATAAATTTAGCGAATTTGATCGAAAGCTCATTTTCTCGTTATGCACATTTATTTTATTCTCACACATTGTTAGCGAAGCTGTTGCTAATTATGCAAAAGAACACATTAACCGCACCATAACACAACCTGTTAGTAAAACGTTGATTCAGCCTATTTACCAGTATATTGATACTTCCGGTGCAGTAGATAAAATACCTGCTCTTAAAAATATAGTTCAAGGTAAAAAACAAGACGATAATACTGGTTCTGGTGTTGGGGCTGGTGCTGGGGCTGGCGGCAGCAGCAGCAGCAGAATGACTGTCCCCGTCGATATGTCTATGTTGGCGCCGACGAATGAAATACAAACAGGTCCTACTGTTATTTCGCCGCCTCTCGAATCATTCTCATCTACATTTTCATTATTCGAACCATCATCAGCATCATCTCTAAATGTAGTCTAGTATAATACTTCGAAGAATACAATCCGTCAGCATAAAAAATTGAATTGTTTTAATCATATATGTTATTGTTACCGATATAGAAAATCAGTTGTTTCTTTTATTTCATATGTCGTTGCACACGAATTATTTTCTGGATCCAGATCACGAATCAGACATTTCTGTACCGCAGGCATCAGATGCGAACAAAATGCAACATAATATGGATGTCTTGATGGATGTACTTGAAAACAATAAAGAACTAATGCCCGAAGGCGACTATTTACGCGGAATGAATGCGCTTGGAACAATTCACCGCGTGAACAATAAAGACGCCGTAAACAACTCATCACGGTACAGAACACAAGAAGATCTTTTCGAAGATGACTATTCAAGAGACCTGATATACAACCTTGCGAGCGACATACTTGGCGAACTTAGAGGAATTCGGTTGTCCGATGACGAACGAATTGTCGAACCCGATGAAGAATACGCATTAATTATACAGATTATGGAATATCGCCCAGAAGAAGGACGCCCTGGTTACGGAGTATCTCCCATCATTATACACCACGCAATACAATTCATATATCAACGAATGATGTCCGATATGATCGACGAATTGAAACATATTCGTCCTGTGGTTTGTGAATGTGGATGGCGCGGGGTTCAAGCAAATTGGACCCGTCATACAAAAAATCAGAGACATATCCGTTGGATCGCAAGCATAAGTACCAATACCGATGCATCGTGTGCTGGCGTAGGTGCGCCCGATTCTACGTCTGTAACAAAGAGTGACGTTGATAATTTAATTATATTTCTAGATTCATCTCCCCGCTACTATGACCATTCATTATGAATGAACAAATAATATTATCAAAAAAATATTATTATTTATTATTTTTATTCACATTATTGCTTCATTTTTCGCGTTTTTACTCGTTTATTCGCAACAAACTCATTTTTAAACGCAGATAAAGCTGAATCTTTATTTATATCAAACACGCGCGGTTTTATACGTCTCGACTCGCCATCACGTAATTTACGAGTTTTATTATTATTCTGAGGCGTCGAAACATTCATATTTGGTCTATTTTCCTTAAAAAACATCTGTAAATGATATAATATATACTTGCTGATAATCTCGTCTATTTCTCTCGGATTTATTTTGCTTATTACCTTCTTAGCATCATATTTACTCGCCTTGATGTGCCGCAATAATACGTTATTCATCTCAATTGACGAAATTTGCTTATGAACTTGCCGGTTATTATTCGCAACAGTCATATACTTACCACTGGCTGTTAAACGCGGCAATGATGCATAATGCTGGTCATACAGCTTACTATTAATAAACCGCGTTATTAATTGTTCAAACGGTATATATGAATGATAACTCTGTAACTTAATATAATAGACCTTTTCGTCCACCATCTTTTGATGAAGCAAGTCATCAATGAAACATATTTCTACATTTGACGATATACGTGAACATCTCAAAAAATCATTTACTGTTTTATCCGTTGTTAGTCTTTGGATTCGATCCTGATCATTATTCTTCGAATATACCACATTAAAACCACCGATAATTCTATCAAAAAATAACGAATCAAATTCATTACCACTCGATGACCCATTTATCGAACTAATATTAGAATTATACTGTACTAGTTTGTGTTCTAGATATGCGCGTATATGTTGTACCCATTTAGCAGGTCCTTGGTTATTTGTATATATCATAACTTTACTACAAACCCCACTTTCCTTTTTCTTTCGAATGTAATCTAATATTCGCACAATGCTTGTACGAAATACCTCTGGATATAAATCTATCAGCTCATTAAAATGTGTATAACCTAATGTTACGTTATTATAAAACTCAATTAATGTATCAAAAAATATTCCAAATTGAGCAAAACAACCTAATGTTTCATCTAAATCAAATACAACAACTTTAGGTTTCTTATCTGGTATAATTATCGCATTCGACGACATATTATCCCACAATTATATTATAATGATATTATTATATTCAATTATTATAGATACTGTTTGTGCGTGATATATGAATATTCATCCTGTACTACATTCAGAAAACGATATTGTTTCTGACTACGTCGATAATGATATTGATGAAGATATGAAATTAACACGCGATGATTATATCAAACTACTTCATCATTATCAACAAAATGAAAATCACCCTAAAAAACGCAATAAAAATCCCAGCATAATTAATACTCTATCATTCACGGAATTGAAGGATAAAGCACACACTATTCTAGGTCGTAAGTTCTGTACGTGTATAAGTCCTACCGATGTTCAATCTAAAAATGGACCCAAACGTAAAAATATCCTCCTCTCCAAAAAACGTATTTCCTATTGCACAAATAGTATATTTAATAATCGCGGATTAAAACGTCACGGATTCAATTGCCGTAATCGAACTCATAAACTCACACAAACAGTTACTAAAACGCAGAAAGATTTACTATTATAGTTTTACATCTGAAACATACTCCACTGCACGTAATATCATAAGCTCTTCTTTACTTAATCTCTGAAACATCACATTCAATTCAAATTTAATCTGATATACGAAGCCCTTTACTGTTCGTATTGTGACCTGGTGTAAACCGTCATCAATATTCTGCTTTATATTAAAAATCGTTCCGCCAAGAGTCAAATATGGTTTCTGCAAGAGCGACTTTAACGGTATCCATCGAAGTAACTGTCCGTGGCGCAAATCTTGCGGTCGTTCAATAACTCTGTACATCTGTAGTTTGCGAGCAAACTCTTCGTATTTTTCAAGAGGAAGGTCTAATGACGAGAGAATTTCTCGTCGTCGATCTTCTATTTCTTTAAACGTCGAATTTGCTATTGTCGCATTCTCGTTTTTAGACATTGCAGATAATATAGCATTCACATCAAGTGGAAATGTTGGTTCATCTAACACCGAACCCAGTAAATCTTCGTCTGAATCCACTGCATAATCACTATCTTGAGGTTGATATGTATTGTTGTTCCCGGTATTCGTAGTATAACTACTGTTGATATGATTTGTCTTTCTTTCTGTATCTATCTCTGTACCGGTACCCGTCTCTGTCTCTGTCTCTGTGCCCGTATCCGTATCTTCTTCGTTATATGTATCCGACGTATCACTTTCATCACTACCACCATCATCTAGTATACTATTACTACGTTTTCTACTACGTCGTTTCGGCTCCGGAGTTGGACGCATATACTCCAAATTAATCAAAACTGTCTTCTTTTTTGTTGTAGTTGTATTCATTAACTCCATATTTGCTTTATATAATCTAATTACTATTATTTATATTATATATTATATTCATTATTATATACATTACGCGAATATTCGGTTGTATTCATAGCCACACTGTAATTTCCCGCTAAATATAGCATTTTCATTTTTAAAAATGGATTTTCAGTAACAAATCGCAAAAACAGCCGTTTTTTACGTCCCTACCCTCCCAAAAAGGTCAAAAAACGGGTTTTAGCCCGATAACGCTCACAAAAGTGAAAAAAAGGGTCATTTTCTTATGGTCACACCCCGCAGCCGCAAAACGCGTTTTAAAAGTAAAATTGCAAAAGTCGTTTTTGGACATTTATTTTTGTCCACCAAAAATCGATCGGAAATTGTGAGCATAAGTAGCCGTCGCGTATTTTGTACTGTGACTGATTACCGTAACAAAGTCGCCGAAAGTCAAAATGCGCATTTTTGCACACTTGTTTTTGACCGTTTTTGTCCATTTTTGGGGTGTTTTAGGGCATTTTGTGACTGTAAAACCACTTTTTAAGGTGCCGTGGCTACCTACAACCCATTCTTTGGGGTAAAGGTAGCCGTCGCATCTTCAAAAATGAACATCGTGCAGTGAGGATTATAAAGGATATAAAATATAATATGTCTATAATATATCTGTATTCTTTTGTAGTTATACCTTTGATTTTTTTTGGTTTATACCTTTGAATTTTTTTGGTTTATATCTCTGAATTTTTTTGGTTTATATCTCTGAATTTTTTTGGTTTATATCTCT